TTTTGAAGGGTAGTAGTAAGGTTGACCCCAAAGTAGTCGTACAAATCCTTAGAAAACACAACAAACCACAATTTATACCTTTTACAGGTTGTTTGTAATACCAAGAATTTTAATAAAAAACCCCTCCCGAAAGAGGGGTCTTTTTTTTGGGATAAATTTCATCAATTATTCCAAGGTTATATGCGTGTTTGTAAAGGCCTGGATAGGATTGTTGTGCTGACCAACGATTCTTGAATCCTGAGAGTTTTTCATATAATTCGTCTAACTGATATTCTCTACTTGGTTTAGTTTTAATTAGATTTGGGAAGTTTTGTTTGAACCACTTACTACTTGTAGTCCCGATTGAACGAGTCATACGAAAAAGTTTATCAGTCAAAGATTCACCCTCCTTGTCATACTTTTTGAGGTCACTCACATTTTTTACAAAACCTCCTTGGACCAAATCAGTAATTTTAGATATTAATTCTAAGTTTCGTTTATATCCTTTGACTGAAGGAAACCCACCTTCACCAATCGGTAGTTTTATTTCAGGGTAAATTCTCTCCCATAAAAATTGGCAGGGCATAATTCCCAAATCAAGACAATATTGAACAAGTTTTTTGTGAACATACTGATTTTTTTTCTTTAATTCACCAACTTCAAAAACACCAATTTCATTGTACAGTGATTTGAGTACATCTTCAATGTGGTATTTTTCAACTTGAGGCATTAAATCTTCAGAAAAAGGTAGTGGCTCTGAGATGATATCTTTCTCAATCAATTTAGAGTTAAATAAGTCAAGAACTTGTGGTAATGTAAGCCCTTTGACCCACAAATCCACGAAAACCATTTCTGAATATAATTGATATTTCAGATTAGATTTTTTTAGATAAGTGTTTTCCCTATCGTCTTTACTCTCCTTGTCTTTGGACACACCAAAAGTTTCAGAAACCACCAATTGTCCTGTTTTGGGGTGAATGAAAAATTCATCGGGTACTGGGTCATAAGACACCAAATGAATACCTATGAGTTGACTCAAAGATTTAGATACAAAGTTTTCATCCACTAAACCACTTTTGAAGTAAAGGTTTCTGACAAAACATTCAACTCGTGATTGATGGACAGAACCTGAATTTGAAATATATTTTATGCGTTCACCATTTTGTGAGTCGATGCTGTTTTTTCCATGGTGTTTTAACCAAGATTCAATACCACCCTTCAGTTTATGTTTCTTCATGGTGTCACTTATCAACTTGATTACCGCAGCACCTGTGGGTTTCATGTTGTAGTAAGGTAAACTGTGTTTATACTTCCATTCCTCGAATGAGTTAGAAATTATTTCTGAACTCAAATCACGGAGTTCATTATCTGACAAAAATCCAAACTTTTTATTCGGTACTTTTGAACTGAGAGTTTTATAGAAATCCCAAACTAAGTCAATGTAATTGATGAGAGGGTAAAATACACCAATGTTGTCAATGTGATTATTGGTGGAGTTTCCATCTTTGAAGTAGTAGTGGGGTGTTGATGTGTCAACTTCTGAAAAAGTTTCATCAAACAATTTGGATACAACTAATGGTAAAGAGAATTTTGTTCTATTGTTTCCTATACCGGCAGAAAAATATAAGTAATCACTATTTGGGTTTTCAATTTTTCTTAGGGAAACTTCATTGAGGTGATGAATACGTTTACCGTCATTGTAGGACAAACGGAACACTCTACCAAAATTTGACACAACCCAACTATCATGAATTTGGGGATAAATCTGATTAAGTGATTTCCAAACTTCACCTTCTATGGTTATTGAGTTCAATTCTTTCATAAATGCTAATGTACGACAAAAATCCATCTCCACAAAACTTTTTCCATCTCCACAGATATTTATTATTATGGAAAGTACAGGAAGAAAACTCGGTATTTGTAAATGTGATAATTGTGGAATTGAATTTCAAAAACCACAAAGTGAAATAAATAGAAACCAAAAACTAAGTAGGAAAAATTTTTGTTCAAGAACTTGTGTAGGAAAAAACAACACAAAAAACTTACCAAAAAATATTGATGGTTATAAAATTTCAACACACTCAGCGAATAAAAAAGATGAATATACCCCTTTTAGATATCATTATAGGAACATAAAAAAAAGGGATAAAGATGTTACAATTTCTTTAGAAGACATGAGAAAGGTATGGGAACGACAAAACGGTATTTGCCCTTTTTTGAACATTGAACTGACTCTTAGTGGGTACTCAAGAATTGAAAAAAATCCGATTTATTCGGCTTCATTAGATAGAATAGATTTTACCAAAGGGTATGTTATAGATAATATACAATGGATATCAAGATCAATAAATTTGATGAAGAACACAATGACAAACGATCAAGTTAATGAAATATTAGGTTTGATAAAAAATAATAAAGGGACGTGAATCCCTTTATTATTTTGGAGATAAACTCCTTGGTGGAGGTGAGCGGAGTCGAACCGCTGTCTTGCTCAGTTTATCCATAAAGGACTACATGCTTAGGTCAGGGTTTTTCACACCCTCCGAACTATTTGGTTTCTATTTTGCCATCGTCACCAACAACTGTGGGGTGTTCACTCAAATCGGTAGAACACCAAACGTTACCTCCATTCCTTTTTGGGTAGAAACCACACCGTAGGGACTTCTGTTTCCAGGTTATATGTCCATCGACCCATTGTCACTATAGCCTTAGGCTACAGTAACTTCCTCAGCTTGGATAAGACCCAAAGCCTCTAGAGTTGCGAAAGTTTCGCCGTTTGATTGTTGCATCCATAGATTAAGGTGATAGGAAACATCTCACCGCATGCCCCGTATGACTAACCCTGCCAATCAATACCCGGCACCCCCATAATTCAAAGAACAATACAAATATAAATACTTTTTTTTGAATGACAAACTATTTATAGATAAATATTTTGATGAAAAAAGTAGTGAAATTGACTGAGTCTGATTTAGAAAATATTGTTAGACGTGTCATTGAGGAGCAAACTATGGGAGTTGCGTTTGGTGGTATAGGTAATGGTTTGATGATGAAAGGTGAAACTACAGAACAGGATACACGTAGTTCAAAGGACGACTTGATAGAAAAATGGAATGAAAGGTTTCCCGATCCAGTATGGATTTCAAAAGCCAGAAATATGCCAATCGGTTTGGAAAACTATGAGACTTTGAAGGATCAGGATTTCGTAAAAATGTATTCTGTTTATAAGGATTTCATTGACAGTAAAGTTCCTGATGTATCTCAAAATAATGGTGAAAAGTTTTTCAAATGGATGGAAGATACTATGAAATTAGGTAAATTTCATAATATTAGAACTAAGTTCATCGATGACATTAAAAATATTTCCCAACTTCAAAAGGGTTTACCCCCGGTATTGAAAATGTCTAATTATCCAAATACTAATGAGTATAGTCGTGCTTTGGGTATGGCTCAGAGAATTGATCCAACATTGAAGACTAACAAATTTTTTGGGAGTGTTACTCCTACAGGTAAGAAGGCATATGAGACAATGACTATGTCTTAGGTTCCTTTTTCTTTTCCATAATTAGATAGTATACCGTCTTGTCATTTACGAAAAATGACATTGTTTCTGGTGTGCCGATAATCCGAGAGAACTTTTGATCTTTTGGTCTCACACCGATGTCAAAAAATATATCATTATCATAGGGTGTATGAAAAAATACTACTTTTTCTTTGATAGATAGGGTGTCTGTTTTGATGGTGAGTATTCCCTTTTTGAAACCGAAGTGTGTTTTCCTAACTTTTGAGATTTCAAAGGTTCCGTTTGTTTTGAACAGGGAGTCCCCGTTTGATCCTTCATATGTAACCTTATATGAGAACCGTTGACCGAAAATTGTGGTGGTGAATATTAGTGATAAAAGAAATAGTAACTTTTTCATAATTCAAATATACAACAATAATTTGATATTTTGGTGGTATTTATAAAAAATATGAAACTATCTAAGTTTTTACTCGAGGACGATGAAAGACCTAATGCGATGGTAGAGGCCATTAAGGATTATTTGGATGGTAAAATATCTGCTGATGATCTTGTTGATGAAATCCCTGAGATTATTAAAATAAAAGGTAACGGAGCTCTTTTGGAGTTTGATGAGTATTGGGATTTATTTGGTTTGGATGACCATACGAGGTGGATTGTAAATCAGGTAATCTCAAGATACTCTTCGTATTATGGGGGTTATAATGACTTTTTTATTAATTCCGACAGTATCAACACTGATTGGGAAGAAGGTTGGGGTTTTTATTGGTTCACAACTCCTCAGAAAGAAAGATTATTGAATTTGATGTCCAACATGATACCTGAAATAAAAAAAGGTGAATGTTTTTTGGATGGTGAGACACCATGTGCAAAAAAAATTACAACTTTTTTGGATAATGAGTTTGGGGGATATACTTCAGATATTGTTGATAGTGTTGTAGAAGAGAGAAATAATAAAATTTCTGAAGAGATTGAACAAGAATTGAAAAAAGATTACTCAATACCCCTCCCGAGAAAAATTCTTCAAATGGTGCCAGTTAAGACAAGAGAAACGTTCTTGGTGAGTCTGAGTCAGTTGAGGAATTTTATTGAAAAGTACGGTTCTGAAGTAAAAGACCAAAGTCTTACAGATATCATTATGGATGTGATACACGAAGAGGGATATCATCCAAATTATGAAGATGGTTTTTATGATATGGGTGGTGATTACGATACGGAACCAGTACACAGGTATATTGATAGACTTTTGGACGCGGTTGAAGAAGACTTTGAAGGTAGGGATTTTACACCTGACCAAAAATATTATAGGTTATTACAAGATTTTGGGGTAACACCAGGTTCATGGAAAAAATTCCCTAATGGAGGTCAATATGATTCATTTATGATTGAAAAGTTTGACAATGAAACTGAAAAAGTGGATGTTAGGGTTACAAAACCGAATGAATGGAGAGGTGAAAGATTTAGATTACCAATTGAAGATGTTAGAAATTTGTTGACAAATTATACGTTATTTTGATATCAACAAATATTTTCGTATCTTTGTTGAAAACTTATCAACATAGAAACGTAATCGTAAATCAATTGGAAAATGAATGACTTGGAATTTTTGAAAGAACTATTATCAGTTCGTACTTCAACTTATAATGAAGAACTCATGGTTCAATACATTTGTGATTGCTTGGACCAAGAAGGTATTCCGTATGTTGTTGATGAAATGATGAATGTCTATGCAACCAAAACCACTCAAGGGTATGAGGATAAATTATACCCTTGTATGGTGGCCCATACCGATACGGTTCATCATTTTGAGGATGAAATTGTTGTTCATGAAGAAATTTTACCTAATCGTCAAAAACAAAGTAAGTTGTCTCTGAAAGGGTACGATCCTGATGGTAAACCTGTCGGTATTGGTGGTGATGATAAATGTGGTGTTTACGGTGCGTTGGTTTCTCTTCGTGATCTACCACATTTGAAAGCGGCATTCTTCGTTTCAGAAGAGACTGGATGTTGGGGATCTCGTAAAGCCAGTCCAGAGTTTTTCTCTGATGTTGCTTACGCAATTCAATTGGATGCCCCAAGTAATTACATGGTGACTGAAGTCTGTTCAGGTATTAGATTATTTGATCGTAATTCGGAATTTTTCCGAATTGCTGATGAAGTTTTGACAGAAAAGTTCGCTCATCATGAATTTCAGATCCATCCCTATACGGATGTTTCACAATTGAAAATGAAATTTGATTTTTCCTGTATAAATTTTTCTTGTGGTTATTATAATTATCATACAATGCACGAGTATGTTGTTGTGGAAGATTTACAGAACTCTATACACACCGCACACGAGATGATAAATAGATTAGGATATACCAAACACAAATATGGACCTCAAGGATACGTTAGGGGTGTTCCCTGGAACTCTTGATAGAACTTTTTGTAATGAATTGATTGATATTTTTGAGAAAAATAAGCAATACCATTATCAAGGGGTAACCGCATCGGGATATGATCCTGGATATAAAGATACGACAGATTTTAATCTATTAGATAATTCTGGTCTTAAAGAATATACTGATCACATCACAAGGATGTCAAATCAGAAAATTGAGGAGTATATCCAACGTTTTCCTCAAAATGATGAATTCAATACTGCACAATACTTGTTTAGATTAGGAACATATTATCCCGTATGGCAATTACAAAAATATAAAAAAAACGAAGGTCATTTTAGAGCTTATCACACTGAGGGTGAGTATTGGGAATTTCATAACCGAATTTTTGCGGTAATGTTTTATTTGAACGATGTCGACAAAGGTGGTGAAACTGAATTCTTGCATTTGGATATGATGGTCAAACCAACACAAGGAACTTTTTTGGTGTGGCCAGCACCTTGGCCCTACGTTCATAGAGGTCACATGCCAATTTCTAACGATAAATACATTTTAACAACTTGGTTGAATCGAAATGAGGAATTTGGTGAATAAATTATTATTGAGGTCATTAGACCTCTTTTTTTTTCCCTAATTTTTTTTGCCCATGAGTAAGAATGATATGATAAAAAGAATTGTTGAAATAGAATACGAACTATTTCTTTCAGTTAGAAATGGACATAAAGCAACCGTTGGTGACCAATACCATGATAAAAGGGTTGAGGCAGCACTTTTACGATGTATGATTTATGGTGAGGATTCAAAGTATTGTGGAAAATAAAAGGGGGTCATTGACCCCCTTCCTTTTACTTGATAACCACTTTTTCATCTTCTACTGAGAGAGTGTACGTACCACCCTCTTTTACGGTGTCAGACAGGACTGATTCGGATACCAAGTCCTCCACCTCATCTTGAATCGCTCGTTTGATGGGTCGGGCACCGTACACTTCATCAAACCCTACTTTTGAGATGTGCTCAACGAGTTTATCGTCAAAGGTGAAGTTTAGTTTCAGATCTCCGAGACGTTTCATCAACTTTTTGAGTTCGATGGATACGATCTTTTTGAGGGATTCCGAATCCAAAGAATTGAAGATAATGGTTTCATCAATACGGTTGATGAATTCGGGTGAGAAGTAATTTTTCATTTCCTTTTTCAGGATCTCCTTCTTTTGCTCTTCTGTTGAGTAAGATGAACCACCGAATCCGATACCGGTACCAAAGTCTTGGAGTTTCTTCACACCAATATTTGAGGTCATGATAATGAGGGTGTTTTTGAAATTGATCTTACGACCCAAAGAATCTGTAAGATGACCTTCATCCAACATTTGAAGAAGGGTATGAAAGATCTCCTTATTTGCCTTTTCAACCTCATCAAATAGAACTACCGAGTAAGGTTTGTTCTTCACCTGTTCGGTGAGTTGACCACCCTCATCATAACCTACGTATCCCGGAGGCGCTCCGATCAAACGAGATACGGTGTGTTTCTCTTGATATTCTGACATATCCACTCGGATTAGGTTGTCGGCCGAACCAAAGATTTGTTTGGCGAGTTGTTTTGCCAAGTGAGTCTTTCCGACACCTGTTGAACCCAAGAAGATAAACGAACCAATCGGTTTGTTGGGGTCTTTGATACCTAAACGGTTACGACGCATTGCTCGAGCAATTTTGCTCACAGCATCATCCTGACCGATAACCTCTTTTTTCAGAGACTCTTCCAAACCAACAAGAGCTGCCTTGTCATCAAGAGATAGTTTATTTACAGGGATTTTGGTCATGGACGCCACAACCGTGAGAACGAGCTCAGGGTCAATTGGTTTCTTGTTTTCAGCCTGTTCTTTTTCAAACTTGGCCTTTTCTTTCTCCAATCGTTCCAAGAGTTTCTTTTCTTTGTCACGGATCTCTGCGGCTTCTTCGTAGTTTTGTTTTTTGACCACATCCAACTTCTGTTGTTTGAGTTCAAGAGCTTTCTGCTTTAGAATCTCAATTGATTCTGGCATTTTGACTTCAACTTGACTACGAGCACCTACTTCATCCAAGATGTCAAATGCTTTATCGGGAAATTCACGATCGGTGATGTAACGATCGGCAAGATTGACACACATCTCCAAGATCTCTTCGGTGTAGAGAACCTTGTGGAAATCTTCATAACGTGACTTTGATTGTTGAAGGATAAGAAGGGTTTCTTCCTTTGAAGGAGAATCAATATTTACCTTTTGGAATCGGCGCTCAAGTGCTCCGTCTTTTTCAAAATTGGTACGATACTCATCAAGAGTGGTTGCTCCAATACATTGAATTTCGCCACGGGCAAGAGCGGGTTTGAAGATGTTGGATGCGTCCATAGAACCAGATGCGTTACCAGCACCTACGATCGTGTGGATTTCGTCAATGAAAACAATTATTTCAGGGTTTTCAGACAGTTCTTCAATGATAACCTTCATACGTTCTTCAAACTGTCCACGATACTTTGTACCGGCAACAATTGAGGTGAGGTCCAAAAGAACGATTCTTTTATCACGAAGATTTCGGGGACAATCACCTTGTACAATTTTATTGGCAAGTCCCTCTACGATAGCGGTTTTACCACTACCGGGTTCACCCACGATAATGGGGTTATTCTTTTTCCTACGGGATAGGATCTGTGCAATTCGGTGAATTTCCATCTCACGTCCGATGACAGGGTCAAGCTTCCCTTCGGCAGCCATCTTGTTTAGGTCTTTGGAGAAGTTATCCAAGACCGGTGTACCACTTTGTTTTTGACGGGATTTTGATCCCTTGTCGTTATCGTCCATTGATTCAATCATGTTATTACTGTTTTTGATTTACACCACAAATATACAATTATTTTTCCAAATACCAATATTGACAATTTGTCAGGTGATAATATTTTTGTTTTGACATTTTGTCAGGATAGATAGTTATTTTGCTATTGGCACATTATTTACTATTATTGGGACAAAGATAAACAATAAAAATCTAAAAAAGAAAATATATGTTTGGAAGAGGTGATTCTTTTGATGACTTGTTCAATGAACTAAACAATATGTTCGGAGGACGTAGTAATCCATTCGGTGGACGATTTGGTATCCACGGAAAAAATAATGTAGAAAAAGGAAAAGATGAAAATGGTGAATGGAATAAAGAAACCTTTACATCTGATGATGGCAAAATTGTCATTACCAGTTTTGTTCGTACCTCAGGATTTGATGACGATATGTTCTTGAATCATTTCAAAAACAAAAAACAAAAAGACGGTGGTGTTGATGGACTCAAAAAAGAACTTCAACGAGCGATTGAAACTGAAGATTACGAATTGGCAATCGCCATCCGTGATAAGATCAAACAACGAGAAAACTCTCAAGAAACAATTGACAAACTTGAGACGGAACTCAAACAAGTAATTTCAGATCACAACTTTGAAAGAGCAATTGAAATCCGAGAAGAACTCAAAAAACTAAAGATGTAATATTTACCAGTATGGTAAATGTAGTGATATCAGTGTTGTTGTTGGGTGCGGCGGTTCTTCTGCTCATATCCGCAAAAACCGAAAAGAAAAGTTGTGGATGCGGGTCGTGCACCTGTAATACAAAACAATAGAACTAACCCCCACCCTAATAAGTGGGAGTTTTTAATTTTTCGTTATATTTATATTATTATGAAAAACATCACAAAAATTTTAATCGGAATTGGTCTTGTAATAGCAGGAGCCATTCTATGGAAAAATTGCTCAACCAGTAATAACTTTCCTCCTGACCCTACTTTCGGAAACACAGGATTCGAAGTTGTAAATTCAACTAAAGA